ATATAACCAAGTACACTTCCGAATGGCTGAGTTTATGCCGCCAGACGGAGACGGCAAAGCATCAGCAACAGCCGGCTGATCTTGGGCGGGAGCCGAAGGTGAGTGAAACCACCGTAGTCTAGGGGCAATTCGGGCTAGATCAGTCTGGCGGAACGGGCAAGAAACTTAAAATATATTTGTTTTTTAGATGAGCAAACAGCTACAAAATCCAGTATACTACGGAAAAGCATTAGAATCTCAATGGAGAAACAACATTTTTAACTCCCACGACTTGATGTGCGGCTGCAAAGATCCAGTACTACATTTATTAATTATTCTAAACAGAGAAGGAAACGCACCAAAACCTGAAGAAGACGTTAAAAACATAAAATGCCTTATTACTGGAGAAGGCGCCAAAGATGGAGAAAAAGATATTATCCCAGACGATTTCGAACCTGGAGAACTAGACCGACTGTTTTCAGAACTTGGAGAAACAGAAGAAGAAGACGAAAACCCTACCGACGACGGGTAAGAAAAAGACTTTTTAAACGTAAATTACAAGCTATAAAACTTAAAGAATTTCAGCCTGATGTTATAAGACGCTGTACTATTTTTGGCAACATTTGTTTATTTCAAGGAAGTCCAGAAAGAACAAATCATAACTATGTACAATATATATATAGCTATGTACCAGTTAATGGACCCGGAGGGGGCGGATGGACATTAATGATAGAAAGCTTATCTTCTTTATGGGAAGACCGGCAACATTTAAAGAATGTGTGGACTACTAGTAATGCTGGACTACCACTAGTAAGATACAGAGGAGCAACACTCACATTTTTTCAATCACCATACACAGACTATATAGTAAAAGTACACAGATGCTATCCAATGACAGACACAAAATACACACATGCAGACTCCGCACCAAGTAGAATGCTATTAAAAAGAAAAACCATAAAAGTACCTAGTTTAGAAACCAGAAAAAAAAGAGGACCATATAAAAAAGTTAAAATACCACCACCAGCACAAATGCAAAACAAATGGTACTTCCAAAAAGACATTTGTGACATTCCACTTCTTATGATACAAGCTACAGCAGTAGGCTTTAGATATCCATTTGCACCTAGTAGTGCACAAAGTAACAATGTAACTTTACTATGCCTAAACATATGTTTATTTCAAAATTCTAACTTTGATAACCCTTCTCCAACACAAGGATACTTTCCAAAACCAGGAACATACCTATACAGCACAAACAGCAGATCAGTATCTACACCATCACAATTATCCTTTAATACTTTAATTTACCTAGGTAATACCAAAGACTACACTCTAGGTAAAAACTCAGAAGAAACATTTGCAGAATGGGGAAATCCCTTTATGCCAGAATACATACACGGAGAAAGACCTGTTTTTACTAACCAAGTAAAAGTAAATAAAAGTAACTTTGAAAGTCAAAAAGAGAACTTTCACTTATTAGAAGAAGACTACTTCTTTTGGGTACGCTATAACCCAGAAAAAGACACAGGCGACAGTAACACAGTATTTTTACAAAACAACTATCTACAAACAAGCTGGCACAGACCAGACAATCCCAACTTAATAATGGAAGGCTTTCCATTATATGACATGCTATGGGGATTTACAGACTGGGAAAGAAAACTACATGACACACAGGACATAGACAACAAATACATAGTAGTTATACAAACACAGCAATTTGACGATAAAAAAGGCTATTATGTACTCATAGATCCACACTTTAAAGACGGAAAAAACCCATATGACACACCACTTACAAACTACAACAAATCTCACTGGAATATAAGCAGTAGAATACAAGAAAAACCAATAAACGACATTTGCTTATCAGGACCCGGAAGTCCTAAACCACCTTATGGAAACTATATGCAAGCTAAAATGCATTATAAATTTCACTTTAACTGGGGAGGCTGTCCAAAAACTTTAGAAAAACCATATGATCCTTGTTCACAGCCTACCTGGAATATTCCCCGTAACCTCCATGAAGGAGTACAAATACAGAATCCAGAAACAGAACCACAAACAGAACTCCAAAAATGGGACTGGAGAAGGGACTACATTACACCCAAAGCTATCGAAAGAATTAGTAGCTACACGCCAATTGATGAAGATGTACAAATTTTTACAGGAACCAAAAGAGACGTGCCAATATGCCGACAAACACCACCAGAGGACACGAGCTCGGAAGAGGAAAAAGAGGAGACACCACCGACCCAGGAGCAAATCAACAAGCTCAAACGAAAGCAACACAAACTCAAGCTCCGAATCCTCAAGCGACTGAAAACAACAAATATTTAATTAAACACTGTAAAAACAAAGTACAGTTATTTCCTACTACTCATCCCTTTAAAAATAGGAGATTTACACCAGCTGAAAGACAAACAGAAAAAGAACTAAGTAAAATATTCCTTAGACCAGAAAGAACCTTCTTTTATGATACTCCCTTTTATCCCTGGCTTCCCTGGGAACCGCTTGTAAACTTTGATATGGGTAATAAATTTTAAGGCCAACAAATTTCACTTGGTGGAGTCCATTTATTTAAGTTTAACCTTAATAAACAGACACCGCCTCCCAATGAATAAGGCGCCAAAAGGGGGCTCCGCCCCCTTACACCCCCAAGGGGGCTCCGCCCCCTAAAACCCCCAAGGGGGCTCCGCCCCCTTACACCCCCAAGGGGGCTCCGCCCCCTAACCCCCGGAAAACCACCTAATTTACATGGCTCACCACAAACTGCTAAACGGAAACCACAAAATTTGCATTGCCGACCACAAACGAATATGCAAATACAAGTTCCTCAACCTACCTTTAACTTCCCTAAAAATTAATTAATAATCACCGTCAATTTACGTCACTGAAACAAACT